CTAATCCATTTGAACTACGATTCAAACTTTTAGAGATGGCACAAGGTTATCTCCAAGATCAAGCTCAACGCAACCAAGATTATGTGACAAGTGCATGGACACTCGCACAAGAACAAGGTGAAGCAAACATGAAGTTATGGAGTGAACTTCAGCCCGATTCTTATTCCATTGAGGATATCAAGAAGAAGGCATCCGAGTTGTATGAATTCGTAGAAAAGAAGTAAGTTAAATAAGCTTTAAGGGTTGCGCTTAAACAAAGCAACCCTTACATTAGTTTTAAAAGGAAATATGACAGATTACCGAGGTGGTTATAAAAATAAAGCTGCTCGATTTGTTCAAGTTGGATTTGAACGAATTAAATATGAAACTTTTTTAAAAGAGAGCGATTTAATAGAACGGCAAGCTGGAATTGATAGAGGTGAACCCCACCCTATTAATCCAAATTATGCAGGTCGTGATACAAACTTAGGTGGTGCAGATTATGTTTATTTTTATCCTGAAACTATGGATATGGGTAGAGTGAAAGTTACACATGTAAACAATGATTGGGTTTTCCAATGGGAAGACAGGAGATATTAAAATGGCAACAAATGCAATTGATACACAAGCAACAGCTATAGAAACAAGAAAAAGACGAGCACAATGGGCAAGATTTAGTTTATCTTGGGGTATTGTCGGAACATTTATATTTTTAATTTGGTTATTATTCTTTACAGAGTTAAAAGCAGAATCTAAAGACCTAATTAATATATTGGTTGGTGCATATGTAGCAGTGTTAGCGAAAAGCACGGACTATTGGTTTAAAGATAAGGATGATCCGGAACACAAAGAATCACAAGAATTGAACAATAAGTAAAATTATATAATGGGTACACGATTAAACAATTCTATATTGTTTTCTGAAAATATTGAAAAGTTAGTACAAAGTACAAAGATGACTTATATTGATGCAGTTTTGCATTATTGTGACGAAAATAAATTAGAGCCCGAATCTGCGGGTAAAATGATCGGCGGTAAACTATTACAAAATATTCAACAAGAGGCCGAGGATTTACACTTGATAACTTCTTCCGCAAAACTTCCAATATGAAAGGGGGTACTTGACAAATGAAATAAATATGTTATAATATAGTTATATGATGATTAAGTGAAATACATCGCAATACAATTAATACAACGCAATACGAAATATACGAAAGGAAACATATGTCGTTCGCAGATATGAAGAAAAAACGTGGAGATAAACTCCAATCCCTCCTAAAAGAAACAGCAAAACTCAATACACCCTCACAAGGTCAAGGTGATGATGATCGCTTCTGGCGTCCAGAATTGGACAAGTCAGGCAACGGAATGGCCGTTGTTCGATTTCTACCTGCTCCAGATGGAGAAGACCTTCCGTGGTCACGTTCATGGAATCATGGATTTCAGGGCCCCGGTGGTTGGTATATCGAAAACTCTTTGACTACTCTCGGTCAGAAAGATCCAGTAAGTGAGTATAATTCAACTCTCTGGAATTCTGGTATTGAGGCCAACAAAGAGATCGCACGTAAACAGAAACGTAGACTTACTTACATTTCTAATGTTTATGTACTCAAAGACCCATCTAATCCCCAGAACGAAGGTACTATTCGTTTGTATAAGTTTGGTAAGAAGATTTGGGACAAACTTAATGATAAGATGAATCCCGAATTTGAAGATGAGACTCCAGTAAATCCTTTTGATTTGTGGGAAGGTGCAAATTTCAAAATCAAGATTCGTAAGGTCGATGGTTTTTCGAACTATGATAAGAGTGAATTTGAGAACCCTACACCTCTTGATGAAGATGATTCTAAGATGGAAGACATCTGGAAGAAGGAACATTCTTTAGTAGAGTTTACTGATCCTAAAAATTTCAAAGCTTATGCTGAGTTGAAAGAGAAAATGGAACGTGTTCTTGGTTTAACATCAACCCCAGAAGTTCATCCTCCGGGAGTCCATAATGTAACTAAGAGTACTCCTCCTTTTGATGGTGGACAACCCTTCAAACCTAAAGAAGAAATTGCACCTGAAATAGCATCATCAGCAACGGCAGAGACCGAAGATGATATGAGTTATTTCAAGCAACTTGCTGAAGAGTAATTTACGCTGTTCCGGGAAGTTGATTTTTTGTATCTGGATTAATTGGACTAGACAATGCCAGCATTGGTGCATTTGAGGTTCTTACATTACTTTGGTTGTTGTTATTGATAACCATTGGTTGAGATCCTGTATTTCTTGATTCTCTTTTCACATCAAAGTTTTGTAATTGTAACCTTGAGAGTATTTCAGCAGACCGGAACATCATCATTGCTGCGTTATTGTCCATCATTAATTCACCCTTATGTACTATTGCTGATCCTGACTGTAAGATCGGACCTCCGTGGTGTAATTCAGTTTTCTGAATCGCAGCTAATTCTGCATTTGAATTTTTTAATTGATTCTCAAGAAATAATATATTTTCTTTTGTTGAAGCCAGCAAAGCTTGCGGGCTGCCCCAGCCTTCCGCATTGGGATTTTCCTTTACTTTCTCTTCATATTTTGTCTTCCTTACTTTTGCTAGCTTCAGTTCTCTTTCTTGCCCTTCTTTTTTCTTTATAACTTTGGCCTTTTTTTCTTCTGGAGAATCTTGCCAAGGCATAGTTATGTTTGTGAAGAAGCCTTGAACACGGGCTATCATATCTTTAAATAACTGAACTATTTTGTCGGGTATAGTGTTAAATAACTCTACAATCTTATCAACTAATCCAACTTTTTCTCCATTTTTACCTTCAAATGAAAATATGCTATTTAACCATGTCTTTATTTTACTGAGTACTCCATCTGTTCCATATATAAATTTCGTCAATGACCATCCACCTTCTTCTGTTTCTCCTGCTTTTTTACCCCATGTAAACAAGCCAGAAATATACCCTCGTATTTTCTCAATTAATCCTTCTTTCCCAAATATAAATGAATTTAATGACCATCCACCTTCACCATCTGCGCCTGCTTTTTTACCCCACGTAAGTAAATCCGTAAACCAAGTTTTCACTTTTGTCCAGACAGTATCTATGAATTTCATAATTGACCACCCACCTTCTTCTGTGGCTCCTGCGGATTTAGTCCAAGAAAATATTCCTGTAAACCATGCTTTAACATCTTCCCATTTTCCCATAACCCATCCAGAGAGAGAAAACTTTTCGGTTGCTGCTGCAGCATCATCCCATCCAAACAGATTCATGATGTGCACAAGTGGTTTTTTAAGCATATCAACAATAAAATCTCCTACTGATAATGCAGCACCAAAATATCCTGCAAATAAATCTGTTAATGCTTTAACTGGATCGCTGAATAAGAGGTTGAACCATTTATAGACATCATCCAAGAATTCATTGAACATATCTGAGAACGAAAAACTATCAAGGAATTTTTCAACATCTTCAAATCCTAAGAATCCTGCAATCCAAGAAATACCATCTTTGATCAGATCCAACATTCCGAAAATCAGGCCGTCAAGAATACCACCAAAGAAACCAATAATAGAATTGAAAAATGTTGCGGCCATTCCTTCACTCTTATCGGCCGCATCTTTTGCTTCAAAGAATCCTTCTACAAGACTAATGATAACTTGGAGGGGTACGAATAATTTAGCAAAGAAAGTTTTAAAGATTTTAAAGAAAGTTTTAAATCCTTTCAAGAAACCCATGCCCCCTCCACCTGTCTTAGCACCTACTCCCAATATTTTTTTAATTGAATCAATTGGGCCTGTTATCAATTTAATCCAACTTTTAATTTTTGTAATAAATGAAGTAAATTGTGTTTTCATTGTTGTAAATGCTGTTTTTACTGGTTTCATTGCTTTTGCGATTGCACCTTTTGCAGTATCAATCATATTAGAAATTGTTTTAAAGGCTTTGCTTTCCAAAAAGAATGCTTTTATAGAAGTGAAAAATTTACTAACTTTTCCTCCCTTACCAAAAATGCCGCTTAACATCTTGGTAACATTTGGAAACATTTTCGCAAGTTTTCCTCCAATAAATTTGAAGATATTTTTCCACATGCCTAGAAAACCTACTGTCAATCCAGCGGCAGCCCCTATAAGTGCACCAGATATTGCACCCACGACTGCTGCACTTAAACCAAATAATCTTACCGGAAAAACCATGGCCAACATATTGGCTAATGTACCCAATATTCCTCCATCTTGTTTTTGCCAATTCAGAACATTAACATCCAGTGCACCCACTGTTTTTCTGGCTCTAGCTGCTTCTCTTTGATTTTCTCTTGTCACTCTAGCTACTGAGTCCGCAGAATCGGCCGCAGATTTACCCTGTGAAACTAGTGTTTCTGTTAATGACTTGAGATTACCTAGACCGGTATTCTGGGAGTTATTTAATATTGAAAGTTTAGAACTAACTTCACTTAACTTGGCATTTGAATTTTTATCGTCTTCAGCCATTTATTTCCTTTGTTTAGCTTGTCTATTTTGTTCTGCTATTCTATCGTTTTCTTCTTTAATCCAATTTTGTAATAATATAATATAAACTTGTCTTTCAAACGGAATCATATTTTCTAATTCCGTAAGACTCCACTTATGGTGCTGAATCATGGAAAAGTTTGTTTTAAAGTGATTTTCCAGGGAATCGTGATTCAGCGCTATACGAAAAAAGTGTCTATTCCCTCCAACATTACCTTCACAGATTTCTTACATTCAGGACATACCCAATCAACCTCTTTATATAATTTTGGCATATCTTCAAAGAATCCTCTAACCTTAGTAAATTGTTCCGAATTTAGTGATTCTATAAAATCATTTAATTCTTTTTTACTTGCATCCCTTGATTTATATATCTCATCACCTTCCCAAATATATTCAATGCTATCTGATATTATTTTAAACACTTCATCCGCAGTTGGTGTTCTGTCCGTTCCCACAAAACTTTGCATGGCATTTAAATCTGGATATTTTAATTTTATTCCAATATCACCAGTGATACTTATTTTACCATCACTTATTTTTGTCTTATCTAATTCTATATCATCAATACTAAGTGTTATATTACAAGTCTTTTCTTTACTACATTCACACTCCATTGATTCTGGCCGTAGTAAATTAAGTTTGATTTCATCACCAACGGACTTTCCTCTTAGTTGAAGAAAGTAGTATTCAATATCGAAAGGTGCAAGTGATTGAATGTCAAGTTTACTTTGAGTACATGCCTGTAAAACATCTTTTATTGCTTCACTTATTGATTTACCGCCACCTTCAGCAGCCATCATTAATAACTTTTCTTCTTTTACAAGAAAAGGCCTGTATTTAATTTTTTGTCCCGTTGAAGGGATTGTCAATTCATGAGTGGCTACTGCCACTTTTGGTAATGCCATAATATTCTCCTATAATGTATTATACT